CCACCGGCTGCGTCGATTGCGCGAGCCCTTGGATCTCTTCAAACGGTTTGCCTTCGCGGTCGCCTGTCATGTCGAGCTGAAGAATTGAAAGCGGATCAGCAGCGGCATCAGTCACGCGGTACGGCGGATTGAATCGCATGTATCGCTCTTCGCTGTAGAACGTGTTGCCGCCTGACGCTTGCCAATCAACGACGATCTCCCAATCGGATAGCGTCGGCGTGTTCTGCAAGCCGAAGCGCAGCGAGATGAATGGATAGGCAGAACCGGCAATCGAGATCGTGGGCGACACAATGAACTCGTTGCGTGCGGTTTGCGTCCAGCGCATCCGTGTCGCGCTGCCTTGTGCCAGGTTCGACAGCGTGGCGTCGTCGCCGTCCATCACGGTCCAGCCAAGCAGACCGAAGTTCCCAGGCGTCTCGGGCGTCGTGTTCGTAAAGTCGTACAGCGTGCGCGTGCCGGTTGCCCAGCCTGTGCGGTACTCGACAACGTAATCAACGCCGCGTTGAAATTCGTAGATTGCGCCTGTCGAGCTGCGCGTGCCGAGCGTCCAGCCGTTTGCGAACGGGCTCAGGCCGATCGGTGTGAGCGTCGTGCCGCTGACGGTATAGATTGATTGAACCGCATTGATCGGGCCACCGCTGACTTCGAGCGTGGTGCGATCTGCTGCGGGTGTTATGCGTTCGACCATCGTGTGTTCAGCAAGCGGGTGCTGACCGCTCGCGGGCGGCTGCATGTCAAGGAACGCAGCGATCAGGTCTTCAGCCGTGTCGATCAACGCTTGTGCGCCTGCGGGCGCTGATGCCTGCCGCATGTGCGTGGCAAGTTCCGACGTGGTGACTAGGCTCATCGTGTCTTCACCTCATGTCGATCAAGCGCCGTGCGTGTGAGCGGAAAGCCGATGGCGGCTGTCGCCCCATCAAGGAAGGAACCACCCAAAGCCTTGATGGAGCGACAACCAGACGACGAGCAGACGCAGCCTTGATCGCGATGCGAGCAATCAACTTGGCAGCAGCAGCAGCGTTCTTTCGTCGTCTCACCCATTGCTATCGAAGTCCTGCGGCAACAGTGTGACCGCGAGCGATCACGCCACCGAACTTGTGCTGGAAGTCGAACCGCATGGAGAAGGTCAGCTCGACCTGTCGCTTGCGCGGGTTCCATTCCATTTCCTGCGTCACGTCACGGTGGAAGCCGACGACCAGGTTAGACGCCGGAGTCATGTAGATTTCCGTGCCCGTTAGGTGTCGATCAACCGTGAACGGAATGCCGAAGTACGCAAGCCCACCAGATCCGCCGGTCAGCGTCGAGTCGCCGAGCGCAGTGTTGCGTCCGCCAAGCTCTTCCATGTACACAGTGGCAAACGCGGGCGAGCAGAAAATGCGCTGATCGCCAATTGTTCGATACTGTGACGGCATCGTCTTGTAGAGCGTGTTCAGCGCGGTAAGCGCGGTTGTGTCAGAAGACACGTCCACGTCAACCACGTCGCTGTCACCCACGGCAAGCGCTTCGAAGCCGGTGTTGATCGAGTAGAAAGTGCCGGTCGATCCGTCACCGTTCCAGCCCATGTCGTTCAGCTCTTCGCCGATTGCCTTCGATACGACGTTCGCAATCTGTTGCTCGGCGTTGCCGCCTGCGATGTTGTCTTCAAGGAACGACCAAGAAATGTCTTCTGCCCAGATCGCTTCGGTCACGCTCAGCGATCGAGCCGAAAAGCTGATCGAGTCGGTGTCCGATGGTGCCGTGTTCTCAGCCGCTGCAACGAGCTTCTGAGCGCCGACGCCAATGCGGTCAAGCCGCGCTGTGGGCGAGTTCATCGTGCGCCGCTCGATCACGCCAAGCGTCGGCTGATCGCCAACAACGTAGTCGAGGAACGCAGTCGCCGTCTCGTCCGTGAGCTTGCCTGCGCTGGAGATGTCAGCCACCGCAATCGCACGCGATTGACCGTTGAGCAGCTCGGCACGCACGGCGTCGATGTCGCGGAAGAACATGCCCTTGAACGGGTCGCTCTTCGTTTCGACCTTCGGCGCAATCAGACCTTCGTTGACCTGCACGAGACGCAGCGTCTCGCCCATGTCTTCGAGCTTCGTGGTCTGCTCGGCAAGTCGGGATTCAAGCTCGGTGACTTTCTCGTCAGCGGGCGCAGTGCCACGTTCTTCAAGGCTGGCAAGTCGTTCCTTGATGGGATCGACCGCTTCTTCGTTGAACTTGCGGATGTCGCCGCGCAGTTCGTCAATCGCTTCATTGAGTTCCATGTCGGATCTCCTTCTATCGGATGGAGCGCCGCACGCTTTCGCAAGCGAGAAGACTCCGTGTCGCATCTCGGAACGCTTCGGCGTCTGCGCTGTTATGCGGAGAAGCGTGCTTCGAGAAGACTGGCAACCGAATGGAGCGCGCAAGCGCAATCGCATTCGGATTAGATGGCACCGGAACCAAGCTGACTTCGACCAGCTCGGTGCGGTTGTAAACAGGCACTTCGCTGCCTTCGATTGATCGGGTCGTCATCGAGTCGGGATCTGGAATGAAGCCGACGCTGACGGCGCTTAGGAACCCAGCGCGCACCAGGTCGCGAGCCATGACGGCTCGGTCGTGTTCGGCCCACTCGACTTCGATGTCGAAGGCGCTGTCGTCTTTGCGATAGTCGATCACGCGACCCAGGACGTTCTCAAGATCAGGCGGTCCACTGCCTGAGCCGTATGCGTCGTGCCCCCACATGAAGACCGGGTTGGCTGAATAGTTTGCGGTGTCGATGCCACGCGGCTCGACGATCGTGCCGTGTCGGTCGATGTCGTTCGTCGATGCGCGGAACCACGTCGTCGTGTCCGTCTGCTCGATGGCGGCTGCGCGTGTGTTGATCGAGTCCATGTCTATTCTCCTGTCACGTCGAAGGTCATCACGCAGCGGCATCGAATGACGTTGCCCGCGCTGGCGCTGCCGTCGAGCGGGCGCATCATGTCTTCGCCATCGACTTTGAAGGCTTCGGAGCGCAGCACGGTGCGCTTGTTCTCGCCTTGTGGGTTCTGAATGTTCTCGGCCCGGTGCGCTTTGCGGGTGCGGTTGTCCTGCGTCGGCACCCAGGTCTTCGTCACTTGCAGCGTGGCGTTTGCCTGATCGAAGGCTTCGGCGTTCGTGTACTTGCCATAGTTGTAAGCGCCTGCGGTTTCGGTGCGGGCGATCGTCTCGGCTTTGAAGCCTTTGAACTCGTCGAACTTTTCGCGCAACCGATTCGCTAGACCGTCGATTGAATCGCCTTCAGAAAGCGAAAGCTCCAAGACATCTTTTACTTCGTCGTGCAGCGTCTTCGAGATCGTGGTGATCTTCTCGGCTGCATCGCTTTGCGCCCAAGCAAGCACTTCGTTCGAGATCAGGTTGAAGTCGATCAGAAGTTCAGGCGCGACGGTCGATGCGATTTCGGCGCTGAAGTCTTCAAAGCCTTCGCCGAAGTTGCGCTCGGCTTCTTCGGTCAGCAGCTCGCGGATCTCGTCGTTGAACTGGTCGATGATGATCGCCAGGTCAGCGAGCGAAGCACGATGAACGGGTGCAGCTCGCTTGCCTTCGCGCACGCCTTTGATGACGGCAGACTGCATCCGGCTGAAGATCGCGCGCAGGCGACCTTGCATTCGACGTTCGGCTTCGCCTTGCCGGGTCAAGAAGCGCAGCGCGGTCAGCTCCATGCGCTCGTCGCTCGGGTCTTGCAGCTCGCGGTCTGCGGCTTCGACTTCGAGCGAACGCACGGCACGGTCAACAGCAGCAGCGACGGCGACGGGCTCGTTGATTCCGGCGTTCGATTCAGGCCCGAGAATGCGCCGCGCTTTGTCTTCGGACATCGCGAAGGCGCTTTGCACGATCTCAAGCGCTGACGCATAGGGCAGCGCGCCAGACATCATGGCTTCGACAACGCTGACCAGTGACGCGACCTGCGCGCCGTTCAAGACGAGATCAGGCGCAACGCTGTCGCCAATGCCTGCTTCGCCACGATCGGCAGCGAGTGCGACAGGCTCGTCAGCATCGGCGTTGCCTGCGGACATCGGAGCCATGCCCGTCTCGGGATTCTCAACGACAGTCGAGCCAAGCGGCACGAAGTAGACAGCGCCGTTGCCGTTCTGCTCAGGCGGAAAGCCGATGCGTTCGCGGTACTCGTCTAGCGTGATCGCGCCAGCGTTGAACGCAGCCTGTGCCGCATCGCGGTCGAAGGTCTTGTCGGCGACTTCGACCGGATCGAACTCGAAGCAGAAGCGCGACGGATCAAGACCCAGGCGCGGCAAGACGCGCAACGTGATGGGCTCGTGATAGCGGCGCAGACGCGGACCAAGGCACAACGATGTGTAGACGCGATCAGACTCTTCGCCGTTCGCGCGGCTGGCGTCTTCGACCAGGCCGAGCTTCGACGCGGGTACATGGTATGCGGCTAGGATCTGGTCACGACTAACACGCGCAAGGTTCAGGAACTCAAGATCTTTGATGTGCGCGCTGATGGTCTGGAACTGCGCGCCTTTGCCCAGCACTTGAATCTTGTCGGTGCCTGCGTGCGTTTCGCGCCATGCGTCGGACAGCGTTGCCGCCTGCTCGCGCGTCAACTCGTTGTCGGTTGTCAGAATGCCGGTCGGCTGTGCGTGGTTGCGAAGATGGCTTGCGGCGTAGGCTCGCGAATAGGTGTCCATGTCGGCAGACATCGCGACGGCACGTATCGGCGACACGCCGCCCGTCGGATCAATCGGATCTGGATAGCGGAACATCACCACGTCGTCGGCAGGCAAGACGGTTCGCTTCAAGCCGGATGCGGCGATTTCCCAGCCGATGAGCTGCGTGCGCGCGTCGTTGTAGACAGCCTTCGTGATCCAGTCAGGGTTGATGCTTTGGATGCCGACGATGTTCCCGCCGGGTCCGTTCGTGATGAGATGCCAAAAGGCGCGGCCAGCAAGATCGAGATGCACCTGCGTCAGCTCGATCAGGTCGCCCCATGTCTGGTCTGGCGTCGGGCGCAGCAGCACGCTCGGCAGGCGCGGACCGTCGAGCGGCTTCCAGTCTTCCCGCGACGTGCCTGACTTCTCCCAAACGTTCCACGAAGAACTGCGAACGTCTTGGCTGATGGTGGTGACCGCAGGCATAGCCTCAACCCGAGTAAGACTTCAGCGCGTCGGCGTCGTTCTTGATCGGGTCCGTGTCATAAGTGCCTTGATTCAGAATGCGTGCGAGCGAGAACTGCGTGCCTGTCGTCGGCACGGGTATCTCAGCGCCACGGCGCAACAGGCGGTCCATCATCGTCATAGAAACACCTGCGCCCCTCGGTCAGTCGTCAGTTCAGTTGCGGCCCACACGAAGGCATCTGCGGCGTCTGGTGATCCGTCGAGCGCATAACCTTCGGGCGTGAACGCCGCGAGCTGCGCTTCAAGGTCTTCGAGTCCCGGCGGCGTGTGCGCCTTGCCTTGCTCGAAGCGCGCCAAGATCGGCTCGGCTCGAACGTGCTTGCCGCGTGTTGCGGTGACGAGCTTGATCGGCACGTCGGCATCCAACGAGCGCAGCGTGTGTTCCACCATCAGGCCGCCTTGGTTCTTCTCGGCAACGATCAGGTCGGCGTCGAACTCGTGATAGGCTTCGACGGCACGGCGTGCCCAGCCGGCAGGACCGAGACGGCACGAACGATCGGCAAGCGCATATAGGTGATCGTCGGTGCCTTTGGCGGTGACGACGATGCCGGTCAGGTCAGCGTTCTCGCCTGCGGTTGCGGCTGGATCGACGCCGACGACGATGCGGCCCAGGTCAGGCGCAGCATCGACCCGCAGGTCGCGGATCTGCTCGCTCGTCAAGATCGCGCCATCCACGTCTTCAAGAACTTCGGCGTAGATTTCCTGCCGACCGAGCCGGGTGCCTTCGTAGCGGCGCACGATTTCGTCAAGGAACTGCGGCGCAAGGTTTGCGCGGTTGTCGTAGGTGCTGCCGCGTGTCACGGCGGTCAGGTCATGCTCGAGCAGTTGCTTGATGATCTTCGTCGGGCGCGGCGTTGTCGTAATCATCGCCCGAGGGTTTGTGCCCAGGCGCAGCGCGAACATCGCCATGTCCCACGCTTCAGCACGCGGCCACGCGGCTAGCTCGTCGGCCAGCAGCAGATCCGTGTTTACGCCGCGCAGACGATCAGGCTCTTCGGCGCTGTACAGCGACACAGTTGCGCCGTTTTTCCACGTCAGACGGCGCTTCGACGGCTCATAATTCGGACGATCCCACGGCGGACAGCACGCAAGGAAGCCGCTCGGACCTTCGACGATCGTGTCACGGCAGTCAGCGCTTGTCGGCGCGACGACAACGGCGCGTCGAGCGCGACCCGTTTCGATCTGCTCGCGGACCCATTCAACACCAGCGCGGGTCTTGCCAAAGCCACGACCGGCAAGCACGAGCCAGAAGCGGTGATCGCCTTCGGGCTCGCGTTGATTCTTGCGCGCATAGATTTCCCACGAGTAGCGGGCGCGTGCCTTCACGGGTGCGCTGGCGTCGGTGAGATACGCACGCCCGTCTTCGCGCTCGCTCAGCGCAGCGGCGCTCAATCCAATTCGCCCAAGAAGCGCGACAGTTCAGCCGCAGCCAGCTCCATCTCGCCAGACAGTTCAACGTCGGCAGCGACTTCGTGCTTCGAGATTTTCGGCCACTCGCGCTCGATGTAGTGGGCGAAGGCTTCTTTGTTCTTCTTGTTCAGCAGTTGGCTGACAAAGATCTCGGCCAGCACGTCGAGCTTCGTGGTGCCGTTGACATCACCCGGCAACTGCTCGGCGAGCTTGGCGCGCACGATCGACTCGAACGTGTTCTTCGAGCCCTTGGCGCGTCCTTTCGGGTTGCCTGACTGACCTGGCTTCCACGGCGGGCGCAGGTTTGCCAATGACTTTTCGCTCGGCAATCGCGACTCCGTTGAATCGCCGGTGCAGAACCACCGACGAAGGAAGCCCGCACGCGAAAGTCGCGGCGAGTCTTACCGGAGACAACTACTGGCGACCTGTTATCGCGTCAACGCCTATTCCCTTTTCGGGATAGTCTGGCCCATACCTGCGGGTGCCGTTCGCGAAATCGCCGACGGGCGCGTTGTTTGCGCCATGCCTGAACCGCACGCCAGATCGCCATGACTGGGATCGTGATGCGAAGCGTCGGCAAGTTCACCATTCGATTCCCATTCCCAGCACGTCGCTGATCGCCATCGCATTCGACAGCATGGGCTCGCGTTGGAATGATTCGTATCTTGAAAGCGTATCGCGCGACACGCCTGCCAATGTTGCAACGGTCGTGATTGTTAAGCCGCGCTTCATGCGTACCTTCTTCGCATCAATGGCCCATTCACGGACCCAGCTTTTCGGGTTGTCTTCGTTCATTTGGCGATTCCTTTCGCAGCGGTTTGCAATCCTTGGATCATGTTCAGCGTGTCACGCATCAGGGTTTCGGTCAGGTCGTGGTCGATGTCAGTGCGCTCCAAAGCAAGCAGCAGATACGCGCCGAGATCGAGCGCCTCTTCGTATGCTTCAAGCACTGGGTGACCGCCCGTGTATTCGTCGAAGCCAAGTGCGACAAAGTGCGCGCGCCCGCGCTTCCATTTTTCCTGCACGGCTTGGAACGCATCCATGTCGAGCAGGTCCGCGTGCGGCGTGTTTAGTTCGCTCACAGTCGCCACTCCTTGAACGTGCCCAACCGCATAACAACGAGCGCGTCATCGTCCGAGCTGCCTTGGCTTTTGCGCTTGATGATGGCGACCGGCTCTTGGTTCTCAGCCGCGTTGGTTTCCGCCTGGAGACAGGCGTTCTTCATCGCGCTGAACGTCGGCGCCCCTAACAACTTGCACTCGTTGGCCCCATAGGGATGGATCACGTCCGTCTTGCCACCGCGTTCCTCTCGCGTATCGGCACCTCGCCGCTTGCCACCGAAGTCGGCAGCACTGCGCCGCCCGCATGCTTTCCATGCTCTTGTCAGCCCCGGTTCTGCTCCTCAAAGATTCCATCGTTGATTGCCTTCTGCGTGCAGTCGAAACAAAACAAGAACCGCGACATGACCTTCTCGTCGGGCCAGTCGCGTGACACGATTTCGACGCGCCCTTCGTTGCGGCACTGACCCGTCATCGGATAGATCGCGTCCCACTTCACCACACCAGCGACTCCAATCCCCCGTTGTCCACATTCCGCTGCAGCACTTCAGCCGCCCCGGAACCAGTTGCGCGGCTCGCAGCCCCCTCCCGCTCAACCCAACCCACCCTCCCACCCCTCCCCACCTCGTCCAT